GGCCAGGATTGAAGCGGTCGATGCTCGAGAGAGATGTTTCATTTGTGATGAGGTCGGCCTGGTCGGGCCTGATGTCGTCCCATTGGCTTCTGGTCACTGGGTGCATCATGGCCACTGCCATCAGCTCCTCATCAAGTATGATCTGGGAGATCTGAGCGATGGCACAATTCCCGAACATGCCGCTGTGGACTGACGCCTATCTCGGCGACACCAGGCACCTGTCATTAGAGGAGCACGGGGCATATCTGATATTGCTCATGTGCGCCTGGCGATCGAAGGATTGCAACTTGCCGGCAGACGATAAAAAGCTTGCTCAGATGGTCGGCGTTGGACCCAAGAAATGGGCAAAGCTAAAGACATCGATCTTGGAATTCTTCGACGAAAAAAACGGGCAACTCACACAAAAACGGCTCCTGAAGGAACGCTTTTGGGTCGAGGAAAAACGAAACCAGCAATCGCAAGCCGGAAAGGCTAGTGCATTGAAAAGAAAGAAAACAACATCAACGACCGTACCAACGACCGAGGCAACGGGAGGGGCAACGGAACGTCAACCCCCATACCCATACCCATATAGTAGTTATGTAGATATTACTGACGTAATATCTCCATTGTCAGAATCTGCGATTCCGACAATCTCCGATGAGACCCGGATGGCTGTTTCGGCATACAACGAAATTGCAGCTCGTGTCGGTCTCCCGAAAGCGCAAAAGATCACCTCGACACGCCGATCGAAAATCAAGGCCCGGCTGAAAGACGCCGGCGGCATCGATGGATGGCATGCAGCCCTTGCAAAGCTCGAAGCGGCAACCTGGATGCACGGCGATAACGACAACGGCTGGAGAGCCGACCTGGACTTCATGCTCCAGGAGAGATCATTCACAAAGCTCATGGAGGGCTCGTATGACCGAAACCAAACAGCTCGCAATCCCGGACAAGGCAACGCGGCACCAGGTCGATCAGATCGTGCGTCAGTCGCTGCCGCAGTCAATCGCGTCTTCGATCGACGAGGTGACAAATGCTGATTTCGATGTCGTCAGGTTCATCTTGCCCGGCGAACAGTCGATGGAAGATCTCGTGACAGCTCGGGACATCATCGCAAAGGCATCAATCCCGATGGATCGCAGCGAGATGGCACAGGCAATCACAAAGCTCCTCGTCCTGACCAAACGGCGAGCGGAAGACCAGGTCGATCTTGAGCTCATGGTCTCGGCATACGCTGAACGGCTCGAACAGTTCCCAGGCGATATCGTCGCCGAGGTGCTGGACAGGTGGCCGGCTAACTCGAAATGGTGGCCGGCATGGCAAGAACTCGAAGAGGAAATCAGATGGCGAAACGAACGGGCAATGATGAAAGCGGCGATCGAACGGAAGATCGAAAAGCTCAACCTGGAAAAGATCAAGGCAGGGAAACCGTGAAGGCTGACGATGGACGTCCGGATTTCGGAGGGCTCGATAAGCTGCCGAGCTGGTTCGCTCGGATCCCAACAGCTGCCGTTATGGATTTGAAGATCACGCCAGGTCAGCTCAGAGTGCTGGCGGTCATCTGCTGCTATGCCAACAACCAAGGGTTCGCCTGGCCAAACCGCAAGACGATCTTCGAGAGGTCAGGTCTCAGCGATCACACGTTCCAGAAGGCAATGCGAAAGCTCAAGGCCCGAGGGCATATCCAAATCGTCAGCCGGCATCGCAGCCATCCGAAATGGCGGCATGTGATGGGCAACGTCTATCGCGTCATGTTTGACGAATCGCTCGAGACTGACAGATTGATCGCCGATATGAACCATGAAGACGCCCTAGAAGGCTCTCAGAAGCTCGAGGAGGGGCCTTCTGTCGATTTCAGGGCCCAGGACACCGGAAAAGAAGAGAAGGGCGCTCAGCGGGCCTTAAAATCAATCGGGGCAGATGGCGAAATGCTCGAGAGTAATCACGATCGGCAAGAGGGGGGAAAGGAACTAGCTGAAATGGAAAGAGAGGCGCAAAGGGTCGCGATGCGGTACACGCAAATGGCGCAGCAGAGCCACGGGCAGCTGCGGCTGGCGAACCCGAGAGCGATCGGCGCGGCTCTCGACCTGTTGACGGCCGGCATGTCAGCGGATCAGATCCTCGATCGAGCGGCATCGATCCTGGCTGAACGAAGAGCACGGGCAGCACCAGCGCCGCAGCACCTGGGCGATGCAGGGATCAGTGTCAAATGACCAAACGACCGTATGGAAAATTGACACGAGGAGGGGGTGGCCTGGCGCTGCGGATCGCGGATGAAAATGCCGGCGCGGCCCGAGGCTTGTCGGTCGCCAGCCGGGGCGCAAAAAGTGCGCCTTTGGGGGGGGGTGGGGGCCTCGTGCGTAGGGGGGGTCTCACAAAAATATTTCCCACTTTCCCGGCCCCTAGTGCGGATCGTGGAGCTTCGCGATGACCTTGCGTATTTTGGATTTATTTGCTGGCATTGGCGGGATGAGCTACGGTTTGACCTTGGCTTCTCCGTTGTTTCAGCCGGCTGGGTTTGTTGAGGTGGATAGTTTTTGCCGTGCGGTATTGCAAAAGAACTTTCCTGGTGTTCCTGTTTTTGGCGATGTGAGGGATTATCGTGGCGGAGAGGTCGGATCAGTTGATGTTATTTGCGGAGGGCCCCCATGCCAGCCTTTTTCCACAGCCGGAGACCGGGACGGGATGGCGGATGACCGTTGGCTCTGGCCTGAGATGTATCGGATCGTGGTTGCCGAGAGGCCGCGTTGGGTTGTTGTTGAGAATGTTTTTGGCTTCCTCGAGATGGCGCTCGAGGAGGTGTGCGCTGACTTGGCGAGTGCGGGGTACGTTGCATGGCCGGTTGTACTTGGAGCTGTATCCGTTGATGCCCCGCACTGGCGACGGCGAGTTTTTGTTGTTGCAAACGCCGACTTCGACGAACAAGCCGGCGGAAGACCCGGAGAGGTTTCGGGCCCGAGCGTTGAGGAACGGTTATCGGAATTCGACGCGGTACAACGGGCTGGAGGCGCAGATTGTTTATGGCCTGGGGGAGGGTGGCGATGGGCGTCTGAACCCGGAGTGGCTCGAATGGCTGATGGGGTTCCCGGTCGGGTGGACAGAAATCGAGCGTTAGGGAATGCTGTTGTTCCGCAGATATTGGAGATGTTTGGCTTGGCGATATTGGAGGTTGAATGTGAACAGGCTTGAGTGTTTGGAGGCTGCGATCGGCGCGGTTTGTAACGATCGAGAGGATACGCATGGCGATCCTCACGAATCGTTTCAGAATGTTGCTGATATGTGGAGCATGGTTGCGAAGACGGAGATCCGGCCTTGGCAAGTGTGTTTGATGTTGGCCCAGATGAAGATTGGGCGCATTGTGGATGGTGATCGGCGTCATGCGGATCATTATGTGGATGCTGCGGGGTATGTTGCTCTTGCGGTGGAATTAATAACTGAGAGGAAAAATTGATGTCTGATAGGTTTGATTTGTGCGTGGCGCGGCCTCGTAAGGATGGGAAGGTTTACTGGCACAAGATTGGCAGTGCGTTCTCGAATGATAAGGGTGGTTTCGACCTAACGTTTGATTCGCTGCCGGTCCCTGAGTATTCGGATCAGTATGGGTTGCAAGTCCGGGCCAAGGCATTCCCTGCGAAGCCGCGTGATGATGTCGGCGGGTCTCAGAGGCAGAGGGCTGCGGATCAGAGCCAATCGCCGCATAATCGGGCGAAGGCTGACGGGTATCAGCCGCAGCAGAATCTTAATGACGAAATCCCTTTTAAATAGGCCTTAGCCCCTATAGAATGGATTTCATCTGAAATCTGGAGTTAAGGCGATGAAGGTTTGTTTTAAGTGTGGCGATGAAAAACCATTATCGGATTTTTACCGTCACAAGGCAATGAAGGACGGGCATCTCAACAAGTGCAAGGATTGTGTGAAGAGGGATGTTCGCCTTCATAGGAGGGAAAACGATAGTGTTCGAGAGTATGATAGGCGCAGATATCGCGAAGACTTGCGCCGTCGCCAGATCTCTGGCGAAAATTCTGCCAAGTGGAAAAAGCGGCATCCTGAGAGATACAAGGCGCATTATCTCGTCAGCAACGCGATACGGGACGGTCGGCTTGTGAGGGGTTGCTGTGAGGGGTGCGGGACGGCGGAGAATGTTCACGCTCACCATGATGACTACAGCAAGCCGTTAGATGTGCGCTGGCTTTGTGCTAAGTGTCATCATCGACACCATGCAGAAAAAAGGATGGCCGATGGCGGAAAAGTCTGAGGAGGCTCGGGCGTACAACCCGATCAAGAGGTTTGGCGGGATCCGCCAGCTTGAGAACCGGCTGAAAGGCCGGTCTCAGGTTCTCCAGCAAAACAAGGAAGCAGTGGCGGCGGAGCTGATGAGCATCGGCTTCGCTAATTTGACGGATGTTGTTCGCTGGGACGCGGAGGGCAATCTTCAGATTTTGCCATCGGAGGAGATTGATGATGCGGCCTTACGAGCGATTAAGAAGGTTAAGAGCACGGTCAGGACCGACAAGGACGGGGCCCGGTCTGTTACAACGGAAATTGAGTTGCATGACAAGGTCCGTGTCTTACAGGTACTGGCGAAGGCGTCTGGTTTGTTGGATGAAGCGGATAAGCAACCAAACGCGCCTTCTGTTGTGGGGATTAAGATGGTCGGCCCGGACGTTATTGACGCGCAGTATGAGGAGGTGACGAAGGATGGCGAAACAGCCGACATCGAACGGGAAGGAGATGGCGAGCCTTGATCTGGATTTTTCCAAAGCTCGCACGGTTTGGAATTTTTTAGCGGCGGATAATTTTGTCAGGGGCCTTATGGGGCCTGTTGGTTCGGGGAAGAGCTACGCTTGCGCGGCGGAGATCATGCTGCGGGCGGTGAAGCAAAGTCCGAGCCCGAGGGACGGGATCCGCTACAGCCGGTTTGCGGTGGTTCGGAACAGTTACCCGATGTTGAGGACGACAACGCTCAAGACCTGGGCGGAGCTGTTCCCGGAGAATGTTTGGGGGCGGATGCATTGGTCGCCGCCAATCACGCATCATATTAAGTTGCCGACCAGGGACGGGGCAGCTGGGGTGGACTGCGAGGTCATATTTCTGGCCCTTGATCAGCCCAAGGATGTTCGGAAGCTCTTGTCGTTGGAGCTGACGGGGGCCTGGATCAACGAGGCTCGAGAGCTTCCCAAGGCGATCGTTGACGGCCTGACGCACCGAGTTGGGCGATATCCTGTGCAGTCTGATGGCGGGCCGACCTGGCGCGGGATCTGGATGGATACGAACCCGATGGACGACGATCATTGGTGGTGGCGTCTGGCGGAAGGCGGGGAGAGCCCCGGCGGCGAATTCTCATGGAAATTTTTCAGACAGCCCAGCGGCGTCCTTGAGGTCGAGAGCTCGGAGCTGCCGGCGGATCCTGAGTTTAACGGGTTTATTCAGAGCGCCGGCAGATGGTGGATGACGAACCCAAACGCCGAGAACCTCAACAATTTGCCTGGCGGTTATTACGACCAGCTCGTGGGCGGCAAAAGCCTGGATTGGATCCGCTGCTACGCGAAAGGCGAATACACATATGTCCAAGAAGGCAAGCCGATCACGCCGGAATATGACGACGATCTTATGTCGATCGATGGTCTCGAGTATGACCCGGCCCTGCCCCTGCAGATCGGGTTGGATTTTGGTTTGACGCCGGCGGCGGTGTTCGGTCAGCGATCGGGATCTGGGCAGTGGCGGATTATTCACGAGCTCGTGACGTTTGATATGGGCCTCGAGAGGTTTGGCAATCAGCTGAAGGCCGAGGTTGAAACGCTGTTTCCGAAAGCGGCTCCGATGATCTGGGGAGATCCAGCTGGTCAGCAGCGCGATCAGATCTATGAGGTCACGGCCTTCGACCATCTCAAGACAATGGGCCTAATGGCCAGGCCGACACACACAAACGATTGGAAGACGCGCCGCGAAGCGATGGCCGCACCGATGATCCGGTTCATCGATAAGCTGCCGGGCCTTCTCGTGGACAAGCGTTGCACCAGAATTCGCAAAGCTCTCGCCGGCGGCTATCATTTCAGCCGGGTGGCGATGGGGGCTGGCCAGGAAAGGTTCCGCGATGTGCCGAACAAGAACGAGCATTCACACGTTGGTGACGCCTACGGCTATCTTGTCCTGGGCGGTGGGGAGCACCGGCATATGACGCGGCGAAAATCGGCTGGAAATGGAGCCCCGGCAGTAGCCAAGATGGACTTCGACCTATGGACTTGAGCGATGTGCCGGCGCTGAACCAGCGGCTCGGGCTGACGGGCGATCGGCACCTCGTGCCGTTCTCAGGCATTCATGTGTCGATGATGCGCCTGGATCGATGGGAGCGGGGCTACCTCCAGCATATCCCCAACTATCAGGCCGTTCTCGATGGCTACGCGCAGATCGGACACACATATACCGGCGTTGCGAACGGGAAACCTGTCTGCTCGTTCGGGATAATCTCGATGTGGCCGGGCGTGGCAGAGATGTGGATGGTGCCGGATATGTCCCTGGGACATCATCGCTACACATTTCACAGGGCAACTTTCCGCTGGATTAACATAATGGTGGCAGAGCTCCAACTTGTTCGCCTCCAGGCCACTGTCCACACGGGCAACGATCGCGCTGACAAATGGATCCGATCTCTGTACTTTCAGAAAGAGGGTGTTCTCAAGGCCTTTGGGCCCGAGGGTGCCGATTATTCAATGTATGCAAGGTTGTTCAATGGCCGGAATTTTTAGCACACCGAAATCACCACCTCCCCCTCCGGGCCCTGACCCAGAGCTTGTTAAAAAGCAGCAAGAGCAAGAGGCCCGCCTCGAGCGCCAAGAGCGCCAGAAACAACAAGAGATTGCCGCACGGCGCAGATCTCGCACCAGCGCCGGCAACCGGCAGCTGATCTTTCAAGCCCGCCTCGATCCGCAGCTCGGCGTTCCGCAAAACACAACCCTGGGCACAAGCCCAACCGTTAGAACCCCAAACCAACGAAGGGAGGCCTGACATGGGTGGCATTATTTCGAGACCCTCACCTCCGCCCCCACCTCCGCCGCCCCCGGCTCCAGAGCCGGCAGCTCCAGAACGAGTAAGTCGTTCGCAGCAGCAAGCGGCAGCGTCAGCTCAAGCTCGCCGGCGTGGCCGGCCATTGTTGAGCGGCTCGCCTCTTGGCGTGGCGCAAAATACCGGCCAGGCTGCGTTGCAGACTACATTGGGACCAGGCCGTCAACAATGAGCGAAGAATTCAAGCGGCACCCCAAGCAACGCAAGGATAAGCCGAAACCGAAACCCCAAGGCGGGAAAAAGTAATGGCGGCACTGACACCCACGCAGCTCCACAAGCGGGCAAGCGCAGCCTGGAACCGCAAGGAAGAATGGCGCGTTCTCTACGAGACCGCGTATGAGTACGCCCTGCCGCAGCGCAACCTGTACGATGGCAGCTGGGACAGCGGCACTCGAGGCAAATCGAAGGGCAACAACGTCTTCGATTCGACAGCCGTCCACGCCACGCAGCGGTTCGCCAACCGCATGCAGTCTGGCCTATTCCCTCCCGACAAGAAGTGGATGGATCTGCAGCCGGGCACCGACATCCCAGACGATCGAATGGACGAGGTGCGCCAAGCCCTCCAGGTTTACAACAAGCGTTTCTTTGCGCTGCTGCGCCAGACAAATTTCGACCTGGCGATGGGCGAGTTCCTTATGGATCTCTGTGTCGGCACCGCTGCGATGATGGTGCAGCCGGGCGATAGCCAGAACAAGATCCGCTTTACGCCGATCCCTTCGTTCCTCTTGGCTTTGGAAGAAGGGCCGGATGGCGAGGTGCAGAACGTCTATCGTAAGATCAAGACGCCGCCGGAAAACATCAAGCGCACCTGGCCTGATGCCCAGCTAAACGAAGCTCTCGAGAAGCTCCTCGAGGACAAGCCGACAGAGCCAATCAATTTGCAAGAGGGCACGGTGTACGATATTGTCGATCAGCAGTGGCGATATTACGTTTGGCACAAGGCCGCGAACGACGAAGCCGACATCATTGTCGAGCGAAAGCTCAAGCGCAGCCCCTGGATTGTCAGCCGCTTTATGAAAATCGCCGGCGAGGTCATGGGCCGAGGCCCCGTCATCTCAGCACTGCCTGACATCAAGACATTGAACAAGACGCTCGAGCTGCTACTCAAAAACGCATCCATCAATATCGCCGGCGTTTACACCGCGATTGATGATGGCGTCTTGAACCCGCAGACGATCCGCATTGTCCCTGGGGCAATCATCCCGGTCAGCCGCAACGGCGGGCCGCAGGGCCCCTCCCTGCAACCCCTCATCCGCTCCGGGGATCTTCAACTAAGCCAGGTCGTCATCCAAGACCTTCGCATGAACATCAAAAAGATCATGCTCGATGACAGTCTGCCGCCCGACAATATGTCAGCTCGATCGGCGACAGAGATCGTCGAACGGATGCGTGAGCTTGCAACAAACCTGGGCTCCGCCTTTGGTCGTCTGATCACCGAGACAATGGTGCCCCTCGTGCGCCTGGTTCTCGACATCATGTCCGATGAAGGCCTGATTGATCTGCCGCTGAAGGTCGATGGCCTCGAGGTGCAGATCGTTCCGGTCTCGCCGCTGGCGCAAGCGCAGAACCTCGACGAGGTGCAGAACGTCTTGCAATGGCTCGGCATCGCCACGCAGCTCGGCCCGATGGGCATGCAGACTGCCGACATGGAGGCCATCTCTGATTGGGTGGCCAACCAGCTGGGCGTTCCGATCGACCTCCGCACAACGCAAGACGAGCGACAGGCGGCACAAGAGATGGCCGCGCAATACATGCAGAACCAGGTACAGCAGCAGCAGATGCCTGTTGATCCTGGAGGGCCCCCGCCGGGAGCTCCCGTCTAATGCCCACCCCGACAAGACCTGAGAGGCACTCGTCCTGGTATGCCGCCCGGCATGCCCTCGTCTTCGAGAAATCAGACGGCCTTATTTATGATGTTAAGGCCAATGATCCGTTCCCAGTGTCGATTTCAGGATCGATGTCGCAGTTTGGCGAGATCGTCACTACTGAGCGCACTCCAATCATTAAACTGAACAGTTCCTACGGCACGTCCTTATTGCGTGATGTCGAGGAGCTTACTGGCTCGGCCAGCGTCACCTCTCTGAATGGCGAATTGAAACTGTCTACGGGCACGACAGCGAGCAGCAAGGCGCATTTGGATAGTGCGGAGGGTGGCCGATACATTCCCGGCTATGGCGCTGAGATGGGGGTCGGAGTCCGTATCCCAACGCTTCCGACCGGCAACCAATATGCCCAATGGGGCGGTCACGATGTTACCGAGAACAATGGTTATTACTTTGGCGTTGATGCGACGGGCGTCTACGTTGCGATTGAGGATGGGGGCACCGTCAGCAAGACCTACCAATCAAACTGGAACATCGACACGCTAGATGGCAACGGTCCCTCCGGCGTGACACTGGACCTCGCCAATGGTTCGATTTTCCGCATCGTCTTTACTTGGTACGGCTACGGGCAGATCGTCTTTGGTAAGATTTCAACCATCAACAACCAGCAACAGTTTGTTCCTTGCCACCAGATTGTTCCCACAGGTTCATCATCTATCGAAAGCCCCAACCTTTATGTCTTTGCGGAGGCAGACAACGGCGGGGATGCGGCTAACTTGGATATGTACGTCGGCGGCCGGCAGTACAGCATCGTTGGCCAGTATCGCCCCAAGTTCCGCTACACGTCTGAAATTCGCACAGGGCTGGCGACAAGCACCTCAATCATCCCGGTTGTGTCATTCCGCAACAAGACTGCGTTCCTCGACCGCAGTGTTCGCGTTGCTGGCATGGAAATTATCCCCGTCACTGAAGATGTCGTTGTCGAACTGCGGATCAACTGCACATTGACGGGTGCCGCATGGCAGACGCCTACCAATCACACCGCCGCCGAGACTGCCGTCGAGAGCGACATCAGCGCCACGGCGTTGACCAACGGCATCGTCGTCTGGTCGGAGATATTTGAGGCGGGAAAAAAGAACGAAAACAACATTCTCGCCGGAGAAGCGTTGGATATTGATCTACCACAGCAACAGCCTGTTACGCTTTGTGTTCGGACGCTTTCTGGTACAGGCAGAGTGACAGCGAACTTCCGCGTACAAGAGGAGTGGTAATTTATGGCAGAGATACATGATATATCGAGTGCCGGCTGGGAGGGTGTAAACGCACAATCACATGCGGAGACCCCCCAGTATTCGGCAACAGACCAGGCTCAGATCGACAAGGCCATCGCCGTTATGTTCGATTCGCAACAAGGGCAAGAGGTTCTCGCCTGGCTACAGGAGGCATATCTCCATCAGCCGGCATGGGCACCTGGCTATTCGACGGATTTCGGCTTCTTCCGCGAAGGCCAGAACACTTTAATCCGGGAGCTGATGGCTCGCATGGAGCGAGCGAAGGAGAGGTAATGGCAAAAGCAGCAGCGAAAAAAGCGCCGGCGAAAAAGCGCGGGCGTCCACCGAAACGCGCTCACAACGAGGATGGCACGTTCAAGGCCGATGACCCTAAGACGGCGGTCAATGAGTCGATCGATGTCTATCCTGTTGTGCAAGCGTACAACATCCTGATGGCGATCCCCATGAAATCTATGGGCGTCCAGGCCGCATTGAAGATACTGCAACGGGAGGTTTGATATGTCAGAAGGTTTAGCAGTCGCGCCGCCGCAACAAGCGCCGGCACCGTCACTCGAGCAAACGATTGAACAAGAGGACATGACGCAGGGGCAGCTCGATGAGAGCAAAGGGCTCCTCGATGCCGTGTCAATGGAAGGGCCAGAACCGGAGCCTTCGCCGGAAGACACGATCATCAACCACCGATCGGAAGACACTTCGCCGATCCCGGAAGAGGTGCCGGCCAAGTTCGTCAAAGACAATGTCGTTGATATTGTCAGCCTAGCGAAGAGCTATAAAGAGCTCGAGGGCAAGTTCCGATCGAACCTCCACAAGGTGCCCGAGGAGGGCTATGACCTTTCGGTTGCCACAGCTGCCGGCGTCCCGGAAGACGACGAGGTTTTGAAGGCATACGCCGGCTGGGCAAAAGAGGCGGGGATCTCGCAAGAGTATTTCAACCAGCTCGCCTCGACGGTTCTCAAAAACGCCGGCGCTCAAGAAGCGCAGTCAGAGTTCGATGCCAAGGCAGAGATAGAAAGCCTTGGGCCGAATGCCCAGGCGATCATCGATGACCAGGTCGATTGGGCTCGCAAGCTCGTAAAAACCGGCACCTGGGGAGCTGATGATTTTGAAGAGTTCAAGGTCTGGGGGGGCACCGCGAACGGGATCCGGGCGATCCAAAAGCTCCGTCAGTTCATGGGCGACACCAACAAGATCCCGGTCAACGTCAACCCAGCAGAAGATGCGCTGCCCTCGGAAGAGGAATGCTATCAGATGGTCAAGGATCCGCGTTATCAGTCGGACCCCAGCTACCGGCAAAAGGTCGAGAAGATCTTTGCTCGAGTGTTTGGCACCGGAGCAAACGAACAAACGATCCTCTAAATCAACCGGAATTGACAAGATATAGGGCGGGTGGAATTGACACCCGCCTTATTTTGTGCTTATAAACGAATCGGCTGACAACCCGCAAGGGCCAGCCTGGTGGCGAGGAAAACTCGCAGCGATACGGGCGCACCCCGAGCCGCAGCCAGGCATCTGTCTGACAACTGCAGCGTTTTTGTTTAACCCTGCACAGGAGTGACAGAAATGGCCGTAAGCCTTTCAACCAACTTTGTCACACTATTCGACGCAGAAGTGAAACAGGCTTATCAGTCTGAGCAAAAGCTCATGGGAACGTGTCGTTCCCGCATGGGCGTTGTTGGCTCGACGGTACAGTTTCCGAAAATCGGCAAAGGTATCGCTCAAGCCCGCATCCCTCAGACAGATGTCGTTCCGCTGAACGTGGCACACACCAACGTGACCGCCACGATGTCGGACTATGTGGCTCCCGAATACACCGACATTTTCGACCAATCCCATGTCAACTACGAAGAGCGCCAAGAGCTGGTGCAAGTCGTCGCGAAGGCCATCGGTCGCCGCGCTGACCAGATCAAGCTCGATGCCTTGACGGCAAGCTCGACCTCGTTGACTGTGTCGAACGACATCGGTGGTACTGACACCAACCTTAACTTGGCCAAAATCCGCGAAGCCAAACGTCTGCTGGATGGCAACAACGTCCCGAAAGAGGGCCGTTATTTCACCATGCATGCTGACGGTCTGGCATCCTTGCTCGGCGAAACCGAAATCGGTTCGACGGACTACAATGCGGTCCGCGCGCTGGTTCAAGGTGAAGTGAACACCTACCTCGGGTTCACTTTCATCACGTTCGGCGACATGGACGAAGGTGGCCTGGCGATCGATGGCTCCAGCGATCGGAGCTCGTTTGCCTGGCACAAGGACGCGCTTGGCTATGCTGAGTCCATGTCTCAGAAGACGGAGATCAACTACGTCCCTGAGAAAACCTCGTGGCTTGTGACTTCCATGCTTTCCGCCGGCGCTGTTGCGATCGACGATGAAGGCATCGTGAAGATCACCACCCGCGAAGCGTAAGGAGACTGATTATGGCTTATAGCGCAGATGGTCTAAATCCGATCGGTGGTCAGTCCAAGGCCGGCAACGCGCCGTCTATTTGGACGTACACCTCGGCGGATGCGATCGCCACGGTAAACACCAGCGGCTATTTCAACGATGCCTCCGATATCTTGAAGGTTCGGGATATTATCTTTGTCGTTGATAGTGCCACGCCTACGTTAAACATCGTCAGCGTTCTCTCGAACGCAAGCGGCGTTGTTGACGTATCTGATGGCACGGCAATCGCTGAAACGGACACCGACTAACTCTAGTTGGGATCCCTAGCTGGGGGAGGTTTTCCTCCCAGGGCCTCCCCCAGTTTTTCTTTAGGAGTACGCTAATGGCGGCGGGTGACAGTGACGTAAAGATCTGCTCAGATGCGATGGTCATGCTCGGCGTCAAAGAGATCTCATCGTTCGATGATGGGACAACCCGTGGCGGGATCGCCGAAAATCTTTATCCGTATGTTCGTGATCAGCTCCTATCGATGTATCGGTGGAGCTTTTCAGTTAAGAAGGTTCAGCTGCAACAGGGGGCAACCGCTCCGGTCAACGAGTGGGACTATGCCTATCCTATGCCGAGCGACAGCCTGACCGGCGTTCCGATCGCGGTCTATAACTCGACATCCTCGGGCGTGTCGCCGATCAATGCCGGCTGGGAAATGTTGGGCAGCGACCTCCTGACGAACAACAACATTGTCGTCATCGACTATCAGTTCACGCCTCTCGAGGCCCAAATGCCCACCTATTTTGTCAATCTTCTGAAGACGGCATGTGCGATGTATTTCGCCGAGCCGATGACAGATCAGATCACTAAGGCAGCGCATTGGGAGCGCATCGCGTTCGGCAACCCGGCAGAGGGTGGCCGAGGGGGTCTGTTCCGCCAGGCAGCAGCGACAGACGGCATGGGCACCCCGACATCGTTTATCGCGGATTATCCGCTGATTGACACCAGGCTGACCCTCTCTGATACATGGATCCGGTAAATGTCGCGGGTCATCAAGCTACAAACAAATTTCACAGTTGGCGAGATCAACCCCGAGCTGCGTGGCCGGATTGATCTGCAGCAATATGAATCTGCCCTCGAGCGAGCTCGCAACGTCATTGTGAACCCTCGGGGCACCGTCGATCGCCGGCCAGGTCTCAAGTATCTTTTCACGCTGCCATCGGGCGACAGCCCAGAGAACGGGTTCCGCCTAGTGCCCTTCGCCTTCTCGACAACGCAGACCTATATGCTGCTGTTCCTCACCGGCAAGATGTATGTGTTCTATTCCGGCGGCACCCAGGCGACCGACATCAACGGGATCTCTGGCCGCGATTACCTCGACATCGATGCTCAGGAGACCTTCACCATCTCAGCGGCCTCTGGTACGTTTACGCAGGGCGAGACAATCACGGGCGGCACCAGCGGGGAGACAGCAGAGGTTCTCGCCGATAACAGCGGCACGTTATTGGTGCGGTCTGTTTCCGGTGCGTTTACCGCGTCAGAAACGATAACAGGTGGCACGAGCTCAGAAACGGCGACTTTCGATTCGACGGCGACAACGGTTGCAGATGGCGTGGCCGCAGCGCAGCTCAGTGATATGTGGTGGGTGCAGTCGGCTGACACGCTATTGATCTTCCAAGAGGACATGCAGCCAATCCAGATCCAGCGCGGTGCGACTAACAGCGATTGGACGGTAGCGGATATCGCTTGGGATAGTATCCCTCGTTATCTTTTTACGGCCAACGAAACAAACCCTGCACAGACGCTGACGCCATCAGCGACCGACGGCAATGTTGATCTGACAGCTGGTGGTTCTGTTTTCCACGATGGCAGATCAAATACGGCTCAAGGTGGGGGGGCATCGACGATCACGCTTGACGCCGCCGCCTCGGCGACAGATGACATCTACAATGGCTCAACTATCACAACGACGGGCGGAACCGGATCTGGCCAAACGAACGTGATCTCTGATTACAATGGGACGACGAAGGTCGCAACCGTTTCCACGGCATGGACAACGCAGCCAGACGCAACAACAACGTTTACAATTTCGAGCCATGTTGGTCAGAAGATCTTTGACAATGCATCTGGAATCGGCTTGGCCAGGATCATCGAGGTTGAGTCTGCCACCGTCGTTAAGGCAATCACTGAAACGCCGTTCTATGATACAGATGCGATCGCCTCTGGCGATTGGACGCTGCAACAGGGATGGGAAGATGCTTGGTCAACCTCGAGGGATTGGCCCCGGACCGCTACGTTCCACGAGGGCCGGCTGATCGTTGGGGGGTCGAAGAGCCTCCCGACAACAGTTTGGGGGTCGAAGGTCGGTTTCTTCTTTGACTTTGACCAAGGGCAGGGCCTCGATGACGAGGGCCTCGAGGCGACGATCGACACCGACCAGGTCAACGCGGTGACGGCTGTCATGTCCAGCCGGGATCTCCAGGTCTTCACTACTGGCACAGAATTCACGGTGCCGCAGCTCGATGGCGAGCCGCTGACGCCCCTGTCTTTCCTCTTTAAGGTCTCCACGCGGCGCGGATCGAAGACGGGGATCCGCCCGCAGATGACCGAGGGGGGCACCATCTTCTTGCAGCGCGGCGGCAAAAGCCTCCGAGAGCTGATCTTTAACGATGTCGAAGGTGCCTTTGTCTCGAACGACATCAGCATGTTGAGCTCGCATCTCCTACAGAACCCGTCAGAGATCGCGATGCGTCGAGGCTCGAACGTCGATGAGGGTGACCTGATGCTTGTGGTCAACGGGGGCTCAGGCACAATCGCCGGATCGATCGCTGCGTTTTCGATTCTTCGATCGCAGAACGTCATCGCGCCATCCTTGCTGACAACCGAGGGCACGTTTGAGACTGTCGGCATTGAGGACAGCGACACGCCGGTCATCTATGTTGTGACAAAACGAACAATCAACAGCGCGACAGTGTACTATCTCGAGGTGTTCGATGTTAATTATACGACAGACGCCGCAGTCCAATATGGAGCCGCTGGGGCCACGTTTACCGGCCTCGGGCACCTGGAGGCGGAAACCGTCAAGATCATCGCTGATGACGCTGTCTTGGCGGATGGGACAGTATCTAGCGGGCAAGTTACGGCAAGCCGAGCTTCAACGACATATGCAGAAATCGGCCTCGAGTATCCTTCGTTCACAGACGAGCTCGTCAACGACGAAACAAAGACAACGCCAATGATCCGCACCATGCCTGTCGAGACACGGCTCAGTAGCGGGCCGGTCACTGGTTTCTTAAAGCGCATCATCGATGTCGATCTGATCATCGATGACACACAGAACCTGTCGGTCAACGGCGATGTGGTGCCGTTCCGCCGGCTGGACAATGACAAGCTGGATAGTGGGATCGCATTCTTCACGGGTACAAAAGATGCGGGCCCTTTCCTCGGATATGATAAAGAGGGGCAGATCGAGGTGACGCAGACAGCTCCGCTATTCTTCACCTTGCTGGCAATGGATTACAAAGTGAGTGTCGGTAAATGAGTCTGGCAGTTGCGGCCGTTATAATGGGGGTGACCACGGCGATCGGACAGGTCCGATCTGGCCAAGCACAGGCAGCTGGGCTAAAAGGGCAAGCTGCGGGCCTCGAGACACAGGCCGAATTCAAGCGGCTCGAGGGCAAACAAGCGTCCCTCGTTCATAAGAAAAAGGCAGTTGATCAGCTCCAAGGCATTCTCGAGCATATGTCGAGCGTGAATGCTCGAGCCGGGGCCGGCAGCATTGATCCATTTTCTGGCAACCCGGAAGGCATTAAGGTCAAAGGCCTCAATGTTGGTGGGTTGAATGTTGTTGTCTCCAACGAAAACTTTGCGATCACGCGCCTCGTCAGCGAAGGCCAGGCTCAACAGCTCGAGTATCAGGCGGCTCGGGCTCGGGCTGCGGCATCAGCAGCAAAACAAGCCGGCATTACGAGCGCAATGATGACCTTAGCCATGACAGCGTTTAGCGCGGCGCAATCTGGCATGTTCGATGGGGGCCTTTCTGGCAACGATGCTATGAGCTTCAACACGCCGGGCAACATCCCGACTGCTATGCGGTATGGCACAAATATTGGTTCGCAACAGACATCAATGCTGGCATTGCAAGACGCCGGCATGTTCATGTTTAGGTGATGCATGGCTTATAAGCTCCCAGGCATAAACACACAGGCGACGGTCGGGCCCACGCAGATGGCGGCGACGACCGTGCCGACAGGCATGGACCCTGTGCTCGCAATCGAGAAGCAGCAAGCTGACAACTTGTCTCAGCGCATGAGCCAGATGTCGAACGCCGCGTTCAAAATCGCGAACAAGCAAGCCCAGGCGAAGGGCACCGCGTTCGGAGCTCTCAAAGCCCCGACAGCTGAACAGATCAAGCTTGCCAAAGAGGCGGGCAAACCGATCACCTTGGCCGATCTGCCGGGGGATCCTGGTTCGATCTCTGTTGCACAACAGGCCGCAAGCGCCGGCGCGTTGGCTGTCGTCGAGGATCGCCTCGAGATGGCCGGGCGCAAAGAGCTGACGCGCGTCACGCTCGCAGCTGCTGCAGATCCTGACATGACGCCGCAGCAGTTCGGTGCGGCAATCGACGATGTTGTTCAAAGCTATACACAAGCGATGAACAATATCTCGCCTGGCTCCGCAGCCAAAGTCTCCGCCTCCCTGGCTATGGTGGCAAACAGCCAGGCGGTTTCATTCAGCCGCAGTTATTCGACAGCATCGAAAAAGCGCACAAAAGACGAAGCTCTCGAGAACGTGAACGACATCATCGGAACGTTCCCGTCGATCATCCAAGGGCATGTGCCAAAGGGGCCTGGCAACCCTGACGGGGTGAAGCTCGCTGATAAGCTCGATCTGACGCGGCTGCGTTCGATGCTCGAAAACGCCGGCCACAACGAGACCAAGATCAAAAGCGTTTTGTCTCGAGCTCAGACCGAAATCAGCAAAGCGAAGGTCGCCGCTGTTTCTGAGTGGGCAAACAGCGATGAGTTTGCAACGAACCCGACCGGCGCAATGCGGGCGATGGCCCAGGGCAAGATGCCGGCGCACCTCAAGGAGATCTGGGGATCGATGACTGATGTCGAGAGGTCGGATGCCCGCAAGGCCATCAACGATGCGGCCTCGGGTCTGAACCGTGCGATCGAGATCGAGATCAATCGAGAGAAATTCGAGAACGAGCAACTCGAGCTGGATGCCGAGCGCCGGTTCAACGATGCATATAGTTCGAACAACAAGGCCGCAATGGACAAGGCCATTGAAGACATGGACACGGTGGATCCCGGCAAGGCAAGGGATATGCGGACGCTCCAGGTCGAACAGGCTGGCGCATTGGCCGACAATGAGGAAGACATCAAAAAGCTCGATGAGCTCCGCGCTCGCCGCATCCTTACAATAAAGGACATTAACGAGGCGCAGCTAACGGGCAAGACGAAGGGCGATTACATCTCAAAGCTCGGCACACAAACGGATGCTTTGATGAGCGAAGCCGAAGCAATCGCCAAGGGCACCTTGCAGCCGCCATCCGGGACGCTGTCCTCCAAACAGCTGACCGAGGCTGAGCGCATTGCTCGTGGCAAATTTACGCGCCTTGTGTCTGAGCTTTCGAAGGCTCGGCGTAAGGCTGAAAGAGATGGCCTTCCATTTGACCCGATCGAGCAAGTCGAGACTTTACTGGGCAAGATCGATGCTGCAGATATTCGAGAAAAGCGTAAGGGATACGAGAGCACAGTCAACCAGGCCTATTCGTTTATGCCGCCAGAACTGCAGAACGAAGCTGGGCTGCGGAAAGCTCTTACATTGAAGACGGACGAGTACTTCTCTGATTTTGTCTTCGATACGCTTCAGCGTTATCAGATCCAGAAGGCAATCAATGCGCTTGAGGCGATGAAGGAGCTCGAAGCACGATGAGCGACCTCAGACAGTATTACCAAGACAGGGCTGACGCCATCACCACCGGCGACGGCAAGAACACATACATCACGCCTCAAGGCGTCGAGGTGCGGAACTTCTTCAGCCCGGCGATTGACCTGGCGAAGGATGTGGGTGCCGGTATTGCGGAGGGTGCCGAGAGCTTGGCAGCTGGCCTGGTTCTCGGCGCAGAGAATATCAATAAGGCTGTCGATGCGATCTTGCCTGGGGATCCGATGCAGACGATCGCCAAGGTATCATCCGATGCTTTGCAGTCCGTAGGCGTCCCAGAATTCCGACCGGAAATTGGGGAGGGTGTGGGCGACCAGATGATCGCCGGCGTTGCCCAGGCATTGCCTGGGATGATCCCTGCGATCCGCTTTTTGAAAGGTCTCGGCGCTGTTCCAGGCCTTGTCACAGAGATGGCCGGCGGGTTTATCGGCGACATGCTGACCACCGGCAAAGATGATGCCACGGGGCTGATCGAGCTGATCGACATGATCCCTCTCGAGCAAATGCCGGCGGTCACCAAGGCGATGACAGATTTCATCACGAGCGAAGACGGCACGATTGACGAGCTCAACGCTCGATTGGTCGGAAGCGTTCCTGGCCTGGTTCTCGGCCCGGCGGTTGAAGCTCTCGGCAAGCTGATTGTCGCGGCCAAGAAAGCCGGCATGCCAGTGGTCCAGGATCTGATTGCCACGATGGTTGAGCGGTACAAGGCCGGCAAGTCTCCGGTTCCTATGGGCATGTCTATCGAAAATGTTAGCGAACGTCCGATGGATAACCTTCTCGGGCCGCAGCTTTCTGGGCCGGGCGGCGATGTCGTCCCTGGTCAGAGCATCGACGTCACGCTCGAGAATGCCTGGCTCGATCAGACGTCTGGCAAGATCGGCGTCCAGGGTTCGGCGAACGTCTTGGATGACGCGCCCCTCTCTTACAAGCACAAGCCCGTGCATCAATGGTCGGCGAACGATTTCGAGCAAGTGGGCAACGAGCTGGGCATCGAGCGCCTCGGCCCGGCGTCAGCTCCGAGCGAGGTCTCTCTGATGGATGGCCGCACGGTCAACATCCCTGGTGGGCTCGATGGCAAGTTCACCTATTACGACATGCTGACCATCAAGGCCCAGGGAATTGATGCTTCGCAGCTGCCCGAGAAATTCCACGCCGAACTGCAGAAGAAGATGTCGCGCAGCCTGATGATCGAGAAGCTGACAGACGAACAAGTCTGGGCCGGTCTCGCCTTTGGTATGACTTCGCCTAACAACCCGCTGTTCCCGAACCAGCTCGCTATGAGCCGGCTGCGCGGCAAGGGTGCCATCGATGAGCTCGCGAATAGCATCACATGGAAATTTGGCGACGAGGTGAACCCTGATGTTCGCGCTGATGCCGATCGAGCGATTGCCGCTAAGTTCGGATTGAACGCCGGCGAGCAAGGGGGCCTGGGCGTTCGAGGCACCCAAAACTACACGCGGGTGGCTGAGATGGCGCAGCTCTTTAAAGAGAACCCCGAGTTCTTCCGCCGCAAACGTGGCGAAGATTGGCCTGACTTTGCCGAGCGTGTGTTCTCTCAGGTGGCCGGCCTCCGAGCCAAAACGGGATCGTTCTCTGTTGTATTCCAGGATCCCCTCGAGGCCGGCGTGTCGGCGATCGACCGTCACATGGCCCGGCTATTCCATGACCAGATCCTCACCACGCCGGCAGAGCGCCTAGCCTGGCAGAAGCGCACGATTGACCTGTTCAATGCTCGCATGAAAAAGGCCGGCAACTCTCGCCGGGCGAAGACCATGAACGACATCCCCGATGGCATGATCGGCGAAATGATTCTCTCCGAGGTCGGGAAGACGGCGAGCCCGAAATTTAGAATGGCCGATGGCTCAAAGAACCCGAACGTGCCTGACCGATTCTACGAGACAGATTGGATTAAAGAGCCGGCGCAGATCGAGATGATGGGCAAGCAATACAAAGCCGCGTTGAAGCAGAACCAGCAAGAAGCTCTCAAGCATGGCCTGGGCATCTTCTCCAGCCAATGGATGCTGTGGGACCGCATGCGCCGCCGCCTCGAGCCGCACGAGAATATGTTTCCAGGCCTTGAGCGTTTGCCTCGTATGGACATGGAGCAAGCTCGCCTGGCCGACAAGACACACCTCGAGACCGGCCACAAGGACTACACGAAAGAGTTCGTCGATGAGAAGGGCCAGGTGGTACAGAACCCAACCGACCTCGAGAAGGAGGCCCTCACCTCGAGGCTTCGCCCAACCAAGCCGATCGACAACCCGGCGCGGCTCGCATACTTCGCGTTCCCGTTCGGGCTGATGATGATGCAAGGGGAAGAACAATGAGACCAGCTCCACGCCTTGGGACGAACAGACCTTGCGGTCTTGTAGTCCCGACAGCTGTCGCCGGCCTCGACGTAAATATAGCAATGGTATGTCAATATGGCAACTGATCCGAACGCAGAAGAACTAACACCTGGTCCGTCGATTAGCCTGGAGGTGGCTGTCGAAGACACGGCTGCGGCCACGATCGATGATCCGGCTTTTGACCCGGCGCTCGAGGGACAGCCGGAGCCTGAGATCCTTTCCGATGCTCAGAGCTTGGGCCTCGACAGCCCGGATGCTATGCCGATCGAAGATGCCCCTGCAGACAAGCCTGTCCAGGTTGCCGGGATGGGCAAAGGATTGATTGGCGCAGCTCAGAAGCTCGCCAAAAGTGCGCCAGCTAATCAGGGCCCCAAGCCTATGTCATCGGGCCCGCCGACTGCAGCTGCCAATATCACAAAAGATCGCATCGTTATTGTCGATGCAGACGAGACAACCGCCGCCCGCTTCCGCCAGATCTACAACATGCCGGCGGATCAGCGAGTGCCGATCTACAAGCCGAACCTCGGCTCTCTCGCCAGCGACAACATTTCGACCACCGGGGGCGGCAACTCGGCTGCGCTCGATGATGTGACGCGGGGATACGTTGACGCGCTCAACATCCTGTATGAGCAAGAGGTCAAGGCCGCACGGCGCGGCACGATGAAGATCGACGACATAATGAAGGCGGCGACCAAGGCCGGTTTCGATCAAGCGTTCCTCGATGTCGTTGGCCGGCAGATCGGTGACAAGATCAGCCCGGAGATCCTCGCCAAGAGCTTGTGGGTTTTCCAACATACATCTGCGGCGCTCGATGATGTGATGATGAACGGAACCGATGAAGAGGTTCTGCAAATGCTGCCGATCGCAGCGCGGGTCACAATGAATGCCGGCGCGGCAGCTGCCGAGGCTGGGCGATCGATGGCCGTACTGTCGCATGCCGGCAAGACGGGAGCCCTCGCAAACATCGAGAGGCTGTCCAATCTGCCCGATATGTTGAAGCGTTATGGCGTCAGCCTAGAAACCGTCCAGGACATGCGGGCGGCATACACGGCTTTGCCGAAAGACACGCAGCGCAAGACGATGGCACGAGGCCTGATACAAAAAGGTCTCGATGTCTGGGCGGAGCTCTATATCAATGCGTTTCTATCAAGCCCGGTGACGCATGCTGTCAACATAGCATCGAACCTGATCTTTGGAATGTTCCAGTTGCCCGAGCGAGCCCTGGCCGGCGTGATCGGCGCAATACGGACAAACATCTTCCGGGGCATGACAAGCGAAGAGCGGGTCTATATGAGCGAGAGCATGGCGATGCTGCAGTCTCTCCGCTATAGCCTCGGCGATGCGTACCGAGCTGCCGCTCGAGCAATGGTAGACGAAGAGGAAACCTTTGGCGCGATGACAAAGGTGGATACTCGACAGCGCCGGGCGATCAGCTCGGAGTATCTGATGCCGAATCGGGAGCCTGGTCTCGTGACCGGCGCTGTCGATGCTGTCGGCGTTGTCACCCGGTTTATGGGATCCCGCCTCCTGTTGGCCGAGGATGAATTCGCCAAGGGCATTGCATACCAGGCGGAGATCTATGCCCAGGCCACCCGCCGGATGGAGAGCCTCGTCGCCAATGGCATGGACCCAGCTGATGCGGCCAAAGAAGGCGCGGCTATTCTCAACGGGCGGGATGCCACGGCTGTTCGTAGAGCCCAGGAGATGGCGCAGCGCATGACGTTCCAAGGCAAGCTGGGGCCTGTCGGCGAAAAGATCTCTGCGTTTATGTCGCACCCGCTGATCAAGGTGTTTGTGCCTTTCTACAAGACACCGACCAACATCGTCAAAGAGACACTAAGCCGAACGCCTCTCGGCCTAATTCCCGGCTCCGGGTTCTGGTCAGAGTTCAAAGCCGGCGGCGCGTCAGCTGATATGGCTTTGGCTCGCATCACAATGGGAACGGGTCTGTTCGCCACATTTGCGATGGCGTCTACCGGGGCTGATGACGGCAATATCATCCTGACCGGGGCAGAGCCCAGCGACAAGACAGCTGCAGCTGCATGGCGGCGGCAGAAACTTCAGGCCTATTCGATCGCAGTGAAGAATGAGGACGGCACATATACCTCATATGATTACTCGAGGTTCGCGCCGATCGCGGGCGTCCTGGCGATGGCGGCTGATTTCGCACAATACGCGCAGTATGAAGACGACCCCTCTGTTCTCGAGCAGCTCGCGATCGCGGGGCCCTTGTCGATGTATAACGTGCTCAAAGAGCTGCCGATGCTGCAGGGCATGTTCCAGATTGCGGATATCTTTGGGTCTGAGTACGAGACAGGCCGAGACAAGATTGAAAGAGCGTTTGAGCTCTTGGCCAAACAGTTTGGCACAGCGGCAATTTCGGCTATCCCTCTCGCCCCGACCGGCTCTCTGACAGCAACGGTCGAGCGCACCCTGGATCCCAAGGCCTCGAGCCCAATGTTGAGCGGCGACCAGGTCGATGCCAATCCATTGATGCGCGGTTTCTACGAAGCCCTGCAGAGAGCCAAAAGCCGCAACCCGTTTTTCTCTCGCAGTGTCGAGCGCAAGCTCAATCTGTACGGGGAAGAGATGCGCCAATGTGAGAACGGTCTCTGGTGTTTCATCAGCCCGATCCGCGTTCTCGACAGCAAGTATAACGCAGTCGATCAGGAGATGGTGCGCCTGGGCCTTGGGGTGCCAATGCCCAAGAAGACGCAGCGCGGCATCAAGCTCAACGCCGAACAATACAACAGGATGATCATCGAGATGAACACGATCGACAACGGCATCAATGCTGGATCGATGCTCGAGGAGATGGCCTGGCGGATCCAGCAGCCTGACTATCAGGACGCGCCGATCGGCGACAACGAAGAGGACGGCACCGATGGTAAGATCGGCATGCTGCGGTCAATCAAGAACGCCCGACTGAAACAGGCCCTCGATACTTTGTTCGGAGAGGATCCTTCCCTCCAGGCGAAGTGGTCCCGCCGGAAGGCGATCATCCAGAAGACAGGCAAAGTACCATGATGACAGATTACACGATCTGCGCTATACATTCGGAAAGGAGCCGATAGATGGCAGACATACCTATCAATGCAGTAACGAGGCGGGTGCAGTACACCAGCGTTGGATCTGCGGGCCCATATTCCTTTTCCTTTGCCATCCTCGATGAAGGCGACCTGGCCGTCTATGACGCCTCGACGCTAAAGACGCGGACCACGCATTACACAGTCAGCCTCAACGCGGACGGCACAGGATTGATTACCTTCACCGGCGGCAACGAGCCGACATCCGGCAACATTGTCACGATCGAATCAAACCAGGCGATCGAGCGCACCACCGACTATTCGACCTCCGGGGATTTTACGGCGGCATCGATCAATACGGAGCTGGATCAGATCACGATCTCTCTGCAGCAGCTCGAGACCTTGAGCCGAAAATATGTGCAGCTCGATTCCTTTGCGAACCGAGATGTCAGCTCCGGTGGCCTGGGCCCTCTCAAGTTCCCGTATGATGACACGCCGGCGAACCAGGCAGACAAGGCGATCGTCTTTGATAGTAATGGCACCGCGCTAACCACCAGCTCTGTTATCACGCCAGCGTCATTGACCGGCGAAGCCTTATCAATGCTCCGCGTAAATGCGGGAGAGACTGCTTACGAGTTCCGCACCCCGTCGGAAGTTCTGTCCGACATCAGCGGCATCAGCGCGAGTTCAAGCGACACGTTGACGAACAAAAGCATCGCGCTTGGCAGCAATACAATCACAGGCACGACGGCGCAATTTAACACGGCTCTGTCTGATGGCTCGTTTGTCACGCTGGCCGGGACTGAAACCCTGACGAACAAGACGCTGACTTTGCCAACCCTTACTGCCCCTGTTCTGAATGGCACACTGTCCGGCACCGGCATCCTTGACGAAGATAACATGGCGTCGAATAGCGCGACCGGGGTGCCGACGCAGCAATCGGTGAAAGCCTATGTGGACGCGCTGGTTTCTTCCAACGGGGGTAACTGGAAAGCCTCGGTCAAGGTGGCGACAACTGCGAACATCACTTTGTCAGGCGAGCAGACTATCGACGGTGTTCTGACCAGCGCCAGCCGCATCCTCGTTAAAGACCAGACAGCACCAGCGGAGAACGGCGTCTACGTTACCGACGCGGGGGCGTGGTCTCGCGCTGCCGACGCGGATACGTGGGACGAATTGGTTTCGGCGGCAATCTTCGTTGAAGAAGGCACGACAAATCAAGACACGTCTTACATTTGCACGGTCGATGACGGCGGCACACTGGATACGACTTCGGTGGTCTGGACGCAGTTCGGCGTCGGCGGTGGCGGTGGCCTGTTTCGTGGCAACAACGGCACGGTCGGCTCAGCACCGGGAGACATCTTCCGCGTCAACTCGGCAACGCTGACGGCAGACGAGGAAATTGAAACGGGTGAGAACGCAAGCTGCACTGGGCCATTGTCGGTTGATAGCGGCGTCACCCTCACTGTAACCGGAACATTGGTGATCATCTGATGAGTGAATTACGCGCAGACACAATTACGTCAGCCACGGATAACACGGACCTTGAGATACAGGCGCGTGGCACGGGCGTTCCTAATCTTGAGAGTGGATTTAAAGTAGGCGGGACCGCTGGTTTGCCTGTTAGCGAACTACGATCGGGTACTGACGGCGAATTGATTACTTGGGATGCTTCCGGCAACCCAACAACGGTAGCTGTTGGCACCGCTTCACAAGTCCTCACCAGCAATGGGGCGGGTGCTGCGCCGACATTTCAAACGCTATCTACTGGCCCCACAGAACTAACCCAGCAAAGCATTGTGCTAAACTCGACCTCTACGGAATTTACGGGCATTGCGTCTGGCGCTCGTTTTGTTGTTTTGTCCGCTATTAACTTTGCCGCCAATAGTGCAGCGTGGGGTCCAGCCGTCCAAATTGGTGACAGCGGGGGCTTTGAGACTAGCGGATACAACGGCAACTCGACTAACGGAGACGCGACAACATACGCTTGGAGTGCTGCGGCTTCTTGTGGGGAGCCAAACGGTTTGAACTCGGGCGACGATCTGAACGTGACATGGATTTGTCATCATGTAACCGGAAACTCCTGGTGCATTAGTTGTTGGGGCAGCAAGTACAGCCCCTCAAACAAGCAGCTATTCGGACAAGGCTTTAAACAGCTAAGTGGTGAGTTAGACCGTATCCGCTTCACCTCCTCAAGCGGAGCCGACACATTTGCCGCGCAAGGCAACGTCCACGTTTTTTATTGGTGAGTAATATGTCTGACATCAAACAAGTAAACGGCGAAATTTTAAAACTAAGCCCAGAGGAACAGGCGATTGTTGATGCCGCTCGGGCGGAAAAGGCGGCCAATCAGCCCATGCGTGATTGGATTTCGCAGATGGAAGAACTCGACAGAGCGATAACGCCTCGCATGGTCGAGGACATATATGAGTTTGCCGTCAACGGCACACCTATCCCACAAGAAGTTGTTGACGTAATGACGGCGCGACAGACTAAGAGAGGACAACGTCCATGAGCCAGCTTGATGTAGATACAGTACAGGCCAAGACGACCAACGGCGACTTGACGCTGCAAGGCAACGGGACGGGTGTCCCTAACTTAGAGTCCGGTTTTAAAGTAAACGGAACTGTAGGTGTTCCTGTTAGTGCATTACAAACTGGCACTGATGGTGAGTTAATTACATGGGACGCTTCTGGCAACCCTACTACGGTTGCTGCTGGAACGGCTACACAACTTCTCACGTCGAACGGAGCGGGTGCGGCTCCGACATTTCAAGACGCTCCTGCGGGTGGTGCCTCGACCTTGTTGGCTACAAATACGTTTTCAACAGATGCAACATCTGTATTTACTGGATTGAACAGTGATTATGACGTTTACATGGTTGAAGGCTTTATCAGGTCTGACCTTGCCGCAAGCAACCAAGACACGTTACGGCTGGAAGTTTCAACAGACGGTGGTTCAACTTATGAAAGTACAAACTACCAAGGGTCAGTGCAAGGTGCTGATTATTATGTTTCAAACCTAGCATCATCAACAGCTACATCATATTTCGAGTTTGGCAATAGTGGCAGTAATGCCGGTAGTTTCCATCAAGCACACTTTCGCTGTTGGATCATTGACCCTTCCTCTGCGTCTGATCGGTTAATCGTCCATTTGCAAATGGGCGGTATGTTTAGACCCAATTTGGGTGAAGGTATGGTCACGCACTTTGGTGGCGTCTGGGATGATACCACATCAGCCGTTGATGCTATCCGTTTTTCTTTACGTGTTGGCAACTTCGGTTCCGGTAAAATGCGCTTATATGGGGTAAAATGATGGCACGTTTTCATGTTAAAAATGGCGAGCGTGTACCTTTCACGCCTAAAGAAGAAGCTGAGTTTGACGCAAGACAAGCTGCCGTAATTGCGGCACAACCCATTAATGACGTGCTTGCAGAAATCACCCGCCTAGAACGCCTCGAAACCCCGCGTCGATTAGCGGAGGCTGTTTTAACCACTGAAGGTAAAACGTGGCTAGCAAATAACCGCGCACTAATTGCCGCTGAGAGGGCAAAACTATGAGTACCATTAAAGCAGACGCCATTGAGGCGGCAACCGGGACCAACACTGATCTTGTGCTGACGGGCAAAGGTACTGGTGTCCCAGACATCGAAACAGGCTTTAAGGTTAGCGGAACAGCAGGACTTCCTGTGAGTGATCTTAGAGTAGGCACTGACGGTGAGTTGATTACATGGGATGCAAGCGGTAATCCGACAACTGTTGCTGTGGGTACTGCCGCACAAGTACTTACCAGCAACGGCGCTGGCGCGGCTCCTACGTTCCAAGATGCAGCAGGCGGTGCATATGAGTTTATATCGTCTGTGACAGCATCTAGTGCAGCATCTGTTGATTTTGATGCAGTGTTTAGCGGCTCGTACACAAATTACTTAATGATCGCTGAAGGGATTATCCCTGCGACAGATGCAACCGTTATGTGGATAAGATTAAGCACCGATGGCGGTTCTACATGGGTGTCGAGTGCGGGCGCATATACAACTAACTGGCTAGCAAATCCTGCCTCAACTGCTGTTCAAGGTAGTTTAGGGCATGCAACAGCTATTGAAGTCAATTCATCTACAGTTTCGAACAACGGTCAAAGTAATGTTACAACTGATGGCTATTCTGCGTTTTCAGCGACGATTTATAGTCCACAAAGTTCCAGTCATTTTACACGCGTCGTAGGACATGCAATTATTGCAGACTCTGGCGATCCCAGCTCAATCAACCAAAACCTCTTTGCTGCGGGTCGGCGCGCTGCTGAAGCTCACGACAGCATTCAAGTGTTGTCTTCGAGCGGCAACATTAGTGGCGTGTTCAAACTTTACGGAATAAAGGACGCATAACATGGCAAGATTTAAAGCCGTCCCTGTATCTGAAGCATATCCAAATGGATTAAAGCCTTTCACGCCTGAAGAAGAATCGCAGCGAGACGCAGACGAGGCAGCGTGGGAAGCCGCAAAACCACAGCTGGAAACATTAGCCAAGATCGCCGTCCTTGAAA